TGGCATCCCTCTCATTCTTCTTCCTCTGTTTCTCGTCAAGCACGTGCTGCCCTTCACTAGTAACGGACCACTCATTAAAAGCCTCTTCAACAAGAGGATGGTCCAACCAGCCTTTCGGGTAGCTAAGAGTCGCAGGCTCAAGAGCCTCCTCACATGCTTTTGGTGAATGCAAACCATAACCGGGCAGCGGTTCAAATGCTGCCATGGTGCACTCTCTCTTGATTGTATCGGTGGCGTCAGAGTAATCTCCTGACAGAGCGTGCCACTTACTGTCATCTGACAGCTCATCGTCTACTCCTCCCTGTGCGGGAGTTTCAGCGACCCGGGCAAGCAACTTCTCTGTTCGAGACATGATAATGTTAAGCTTTGTCTCAACATCCCCCTGGGATGTGGACTGGAAATTGGAGCAGAAAGCTTCCAAAATTTGTCCTTGACTTGGCATGACATTGACACCACGATAGCCACAGCCTACCGTCAGAACCCTGACACCAGCAGGTTTATCAACCCCGGTGACACGAGCGAAATCTGAATGGTCGCAAGCGACTTCATCTTCAATCACCACTCCGTTCTTCAGGTTTTCGGCCTCCCACTGCTCTCGGGTTGTAGTCCTAGACTCACCTTCCCTCCAAGTGGAGACACGCCACTGGTCAAACTCCTTGACATGGTTGAGATTTCTTCGATTGACAATGAAATCTCCATCAAAGAGGTTCTCTTCATCAAGATCTGTTTTCTCAACTTGAGGGGTAACAACCTCCTCAATAAACGGATCATACAATGAATAACAACCCCCGTCATGCCGAGGCGCCTGTGTACAGCCAGCGGGGCTGGGCGAAAGCTTTGTGGGAGCCCCAATGCGCTTCCCAACAAAGTGTGCTGATGCATCTCTTATTGCTTCAAGGAGGTCCTCGGGAGGCTTCTCAAGAATGATCTTGCATATCCTCTCCTCATGACCTTTGTATCCCTCGAACCACTTCTTCGGGCCAAGACTGGCCCAGCAGTTCTTTGTATTCATGAGGGAAAACAGGAAGGAAAGATCAAGTTTCCGCCGCCGGCAAATTGCCCGGTCCAATTTAAACTTGAGTACTCCTGTAAACAAAGGTGGACTACCTATCTCATCCAGCCACATGGGTGGCTTCGGCAATACCTTCTCGCCTATTGCTTTGGCAAAGAAGGTCTGAGTATGAAACTTTGTGAAGCTCTGCTCCGAGTTCAACTCACCAGTGTTGCACTGGGCCGACCGCTGGATGGTGATCAACATTCGCAATGAGGCCATCAAAAAGCTGACATAAGATCGTGTGGTATGAAATTTGTCCATCTGCCGTGCTAGAAACACAACTAGCAGTGAACGGGAGATATCCCACACGTCGCGCCGTATACTTCTTTGCATTGTGACCCGTGGTAAATCCTTCGGGCACTTCTGAGCACAATGTGTCAGAAAAGAAGCACGTGGCGTGTCAACCTTGACGGCTTGGTGGCTGATGTAACGCCACCTGAGGGTGTGTGGCTGATGTTTTGCGGGGAGCCTCGGTCGAGGCCCCAGAAACTCTCTGCCAAATTCATCGGTCCCGGAGAAAAATCCCGGTGTGCCAAATGTGCCCGAATCGGGCGGCAACACAAACGGATTTCTATACTCCCAGTGACCGGTCACCTCCTCAAGAAAGAACATCTTGCAGCTGCCACACTGCCAGAAGTTCCTCTCCTCTCCTCTTCGGATTTTTCTAACGCCGAGATTCATTCTCTGTAACGTCAGTGCTCTCTGTGAGAGCATTTCTTGGGCTAGACCATCTTCGCTCATCTCATAGATGTGCATATAGTCTTGCCTGAGGGTCCGAAAAACCTCACCATGGGGGCTAAAAGCCCCCTCTTGGGCTCCCCGCCACATCATGTCAGGGTAGACATGACGGTGTGGAACCCACTCAAGCAGGTTGGCGGCCTGCTCTTCTGTGCGCGGTGATAAGCCTCGCACAGGACCGAGGGAAACTATATCCATCCCTCGGAAATTACCCGTGGCGCCCTGTCCCTCAAAGGGACTCGGCCCAGTCTCACGATACAGATTCACCCACTTGGTGAGTGTAACGATCGGAGACTCCTCACGCACATCGCGGAGGATGGGTCGCCATTGGTGTTGACCAATGAGGATAAGGATGCTGGCCAAATCTGCCATCACCTTTCCGACTTGCTTGTCGACATTAGGCGGGGTTAAGTCCCTGCCAACAAGAGGCGCTCTTTTCAGAGCAGCCAAAACCAAATCAGAATGCCTTTCAGCTCGAAGCTGCGGGTGGCTATCATGCCCCTCCGGTTCGTTCTTGAGAACGCTTTCTGCTGACTCATCGGGATCAGAATCCCAAAAGTCAGCTTCATCCTCGGATGCGGATACATCATCCACA